TAAAGAAAGATAAAACCACCTTTGAGGTGGTTCCCCTTGGCAAACTGATGTCGCAGATCGTGCAGGTTGCCGATACAACACAGTAACGCAGAGTTCCCAAGCGAGGAACTCGCATTGTTGATAAATAGTAGCTCTTAACGAGCCGGACCAAGAGAGTTCAGCCGGAACGAGTATTCTCAGGATTACTATACCTGGGAGTGTCGTTCCGGCTGTTTTTTATTTTTCAGGCAATTGCCCCAAGTAACCCTTCAAAACCATTTGGAAGGCTTCATCTGGGATTTCGGTTTCGCGGTATAGTTTAACCATTGGTAGGAAGTTTTTAAGGACGTCGTTGACGCATTTGAATTTGCTATCATTGCCACCACTTAAGAAATCATAATGGATATCTTCATCGAGAATGTTGACCCTGGCAAAGTCCTCAAATCGCTGATAGCTGGCAAAATAAAATGCCGGATATTCAATGGTTTTCTTCTGACTTCTACATTCCTGATAGTTGCTGCCGGTGTATTCATATTCGTACACCCATTCCTCTACCTCGACCGTGGTGTAGCGTAGCTTAGATTCACACAGAAGCTTTGTTATGAATTCCAAGGCGGCTCTCGGACCGGTTGCAACCTCATTTGCAGCCTTATTGCCGGTCAGCTCATCCAGGGACACACCAAAGTGCTGGGCTATTGCAAACAGCTGCTCTACAGTAAAACACTTCTTATCCTTGGGGTTGAGTGCCTTGCTGACATTGGGCTGGGACATTCCGGTGATTTCCGAAAGCTCTGCCTGTGTGACTCCCCGTTCTTCAAGGAGTATGCGAATATTCGATTTGAGCAACTCTCTATTCAATTCTGACATGCCATTATTCCCCCACAGCATTATTTTTCGTTTTCAATATGTATATTCAGGATTTGAATATATCCTAGCATATTTTGTATCATTTTGGTAGACCCAATCGCAAAAAACATGAAAGGAGGTATCGCTATGGAACAGATCTACAACCTTAATGGCAAGAGAGTCTGCGACCGCAGTGCAGACCGGACAGTGGTCGAGATAGTCCAGAAGGGCTGCTTGACCAGGATTACAGCTAACCCGGATGGGACGCTCAACATAGAGAACCTGACCCTCGCAGCGTAAGTAAATAAACCAGGAAATCCGCCAGAACGCAAGACGGCAGTGCGGGATCATGCTTCTCCCACAGGAGGAGTAGATCTCACCCTGCCGTCTTTTTCTATTTTGGTGGATTGGCGGCTCTGGACGGATTCCCACGAATCTGAAAGGAGCCAAATATATGAAAACCAATGAAGAGCAGAGATACATCTACATCCGTTCCCTCCGTGAGCGCGTGCCGGTAACGCAGGAGGAATTTGATAACTATTACCGCGATATCAATGCGTTTCGTAAGAAACAGCAACGCCACGGCCGATGCGTGTGTCCGGAAGCAAAGCGCCTGGATTGCGATATGGATTGCGAAACCTGCCCCTTCCGTAGAGCAGGCGATCGAAGAACCCTCGACATTCAGTGTACCGATGATGGGGAAAGCTGGCTGGACGAAATCCCGGATTGCGGATCTACCCCTTGTGATCTGACAGAAGACCGGGATCTGTTGAGAGCCTTGCATACAGCACTTGGAGAGCTGACTCCGGACGAGCAGGCAATTTGCCGTGTGGTTATGGAGTGCCTTTCCGACCGTGCTGCTGCCGCCCAACTGAACTTGTCCCGCAACACCTTTACCTACCGCAGAGATAAGCTGTTAGCCCGTTTAAAAAATATTTTGCAGGAATTTGCATAATTTTTCGGCCAAACCGCTTTTTGGTGTCCAGGGGTGGGTGTAAGGGGTACAACGAGACCTCCCCTTGCATGGAGGTGAAACAGTATGGACGAGAAAAGAACCGTGAAGATGAGTCCCGAAGAAGAGCTGATTGATCTGCTCCTGGAGTTCATCATCGTAGCGGCAAGTCTGGCAAAGAAGGTCGGTCGGACGATGAAGGAAAAGCAAATCAAGGAAGGGGGCACCGCAAATGGGCAAGACAAGCGAATTGGATCTGGCAATCAAGGACCTGCGCACCGCTGCCGCCACTATTAACGACGTGGCAAACACCCTGGCTGAAATGTTCAGCAACACCGCACCGGAGGAGCCGGTAACTCCCGAAGCACCAAAAGTTACATTTGAAACCGTGCGTGCAATTCTTGCAGATAAGTCCCGAAATGGCTTCACTGCTCAGATCCGTGCCCTGCTGGAAAAGTATGGCGCTTCCAAGCTGTCGCAGCTTGATCCTGCCAACTACCAAGCTGTGCTTGCAGAAGCGGAGGTACTGGGCGATGGCAACTAAGCACGCGGTTCTGTCCGCTTCCTCTTCTGACCGGTGGCTGCACTGCACCCCCTCGGCACGACTCTGTGAGAACTACGAAGATAAGGGTAGCGACTTTGCCGCTGAAGGCACCGATGCACACACCCTCTGCGAGTACAAGCTGAAGAAAGCCTTGGGTATCCCGGCAAAGGACCCTACGGAGGATCTCGGCTGGTACAACGAGGAGATGGAAGAGTGTGCCTGTGCGTATGCAGCCTATGTGATGGAACTGCTGGAAACTGCAAAGCAGACCTGCGCCGATCCCGTGGTGCTGATCGAACAACGGGTTAACTTCTCCCGTTGGGTCAAGGAAGGCTTCGGCACCGCTGACTGCATCATCATTGCTGATGGTGTGCTGAATATTGTCGACTACAAGCACGGCAAGGGCGTTGAAGTCAGCGCAGAGGAAAATCCGCAGATGAGGCTTTATGCTTTGGGTGCGTTGGAGATCTTCGATGGCATTTATGACATTGAGGATGTCCAGATGACCATTTTTCAGCCCCGTAAAGCCAATGTCAGTGTATCCGAAATGGATACGAAAACACTGTACCGCTGGGCGGATACCGAACTGTACGAAAAGGCAGAAATGGCTTATGCCGGCACCGGGGATTTCCACTGTGGCGAATGGTGCCGGTTCTGCAAAGCAAAAGCAGAGTGCCGGGAACGCGCCGAAGCCAATATGGATCTTGCCCGGTACGACTTTGAAGCTCCTGTTCTTCTCGATGATGAAGAGATCGCAGAGATTCTGTCCAAGGTAGATGCCCTTATTTCCTGGGCAACCGATGTTAAGGAGTTTGCGCTCCAACAGGCAATCAGCGGTAAGGGTTGGCCGGGCTGGAAACTGGTCGAGGGCAGATCTAACCGCAAGTACACAAGTGAAGAGGCAGTTGCCTCGGTGGTTGCGGGTGCCGGCTTCGACCCCTATGACCACAAGGTGCTTGGCGTAACAGCCATGCAAAAGCTACTGGGTAAATCCCGGTTTGAGGAGCTGCTTGCTCCCTACATTGAAAAGCCGCAAGGCAAACCCACACTCGTGCCGGAAACCGACAAACGGCCGGCGATGAATACTGCAAAAACAGATTTTATGGAGGATTAAGAAATGTCTAACAATGCTACAAAAGTCAAGAACCCCCTGAAGGTTATCACCGGTCCCGATACCCGTTGGTCTTATGCTAATGTGTGGGAACCCAAGTCCATCAACGGCGGCACCCCCAAATACAGTGTCAGCCTCATCATCCCCAAGTCCGACACCAAGACGGTCGCCAAGATCAAGGCGGCAATCGAAGCAGCCTACCAGGAAGGTCAGGCAAAGCTGAAGGGCAACGGCAGATCCGTACCCCCTCTGGCAGCCATCAAGACCCCTCTGCGTGATGGTGATATCGAAAGACCCGATGATCCCGCCTACGCCAATGCCTACTTTATCAATGCAAACTCTCCCAACCAGCCCGGTATCGTGGACGCTGATCGCAACCCCGTGCTGACCCGTTCCGAGGTTTATTCCGGTGTGTACGGCCGTGCCAGCATCAACCTGTATGCCTTCAACTCCAACGGCAATAAGGGCATCGCCTGTGGCCTGAACAACCTGCAGCTGATCCGTTCCGGTGAGCCTTTGGGAGGCAAGGCAAGTGCCGAGTCCGACTTCGCAACGGACGATGACGACGACTTTCTGTCCTGATAAGGAGGTACGGCCTTATGGAAATGCTCGAATTTGTTCTCTTGACAATCCTCCTTGTTTCCTGGTTGCTTATCAGCATCGCAGGCTTGGTTGCCACCATCCAGTCCGTCATCTACGATCACAAGCGTGAGAAGCGTGAAAAGGAACGGGATGCTCGTGATGCTGAGTATCAAGAGAAGCGTATGGGTGCTTTGAAGTAACTCTCACCCCGGGTGGCGGAGCAATCTGCCACCCATTGTGGGTAAGAAAGGTCGGCAAATATGAAAACATTATCTATCGACATTGAAACCTATAGTGACCAACCGCTGAATAAGTGCGGTGTGTACCGGTATGTGGAGTCTCCGGAATTTGCGATTTTGCTGTTTGCCTACAGTGTAGATTCCGGTCCGGTGCAGGTGGTAGATCTTGCTTGTGGAGAGCAGATCCCAGCAGAAGTGCTTGCTGCTTTGGAAGATGATGCCGTGATCAAGTGGGCATTCAATGCCTCCTTTGAACGCATCTGTCTTTCCCGGTTTTTAAAGTTCCCCACCGGAATATACCTAGAGCCGGACTCCTGGCGTTGCTCAATGGTGTGGGCAGCCACAATGGGTTTACCTCTCTCCTTGGAGGGTGTGGGTGCTGTACTTGGCTTGGAGAAGCAAAAATTGACCGAAGGCAAGGAACTGATCAAGTATTTCTGCCAGCCCTGTGCGCCGACAAAATCCAATGGACAGCGTACTCGTAATCTTCCGGCACACGCACCGGACAAGTGGTTGGCATTCAAGAAATACAACATCCGTGATGTGGAAGCAGAGATGTCCATCCAGACACGGCTTGCTAAATATCCGGTACCGGACAGTGTGTGGGATGAATACCATCTCGACCAGGAAATCAATGACCGTGGTGTGGCTTTGGATATGGAACTGGTGCGGCAAGCCATTCAAATGGATGGCAGATCCCGGGCGGAGCTAACAGAAGCTATGCGGGAGCTGACCGCTTTGGAGAACCCTAATTCGGTAGCACAGATGAAGCTGTGGCTTGCGGATCAAGGAGTGGAAACGGATACCCTTGGTAAAAAGGCTGTGGCGGAAATGCTGAAGTCCGTACCACCGGAAATGCAACGGGTGCTGACACTTCGGCAGCAACTTGCCAAGTCCTCCGTCAAGAAATACCAGGCAATGCAGACGGCGGTCTGTGCTGACGGGCGGGCAAGAGGAATGTTCCAGTTCTACGGTGCCAATCGTACCGGCCGGTGGGCAGGTCGCATCATACAAATGCAGAACCTCCCGCAGAACCATTTGGAGGATCTGGCAGAGGCAAGAGGACTTGTCTATTGCGGTGATTTCGATGCTGTTCAGATGCTCTATGAGGATGTTCCGGATACACTGTCCCAGCTAATCCGTACCGCATTTATTCCCCAAGGCAAGCAGAAATTCATTGTGGCTGACTTCTCTGCTATCGAAGCCCGTGTCATTGCCTGGATCGCCGGTGAGCAGTGGCGGCAGAAAGTCTTTGCGGAGGGTAAGGATATCTACTGCGCTTCAGCAAGTCAGATGTTCGGTGTCCCGGTTGAGAAGCACGGTATTAACGGACATCTCCGGCAAAAAGGAAAAATTGCAGAATTGGCGCTTGGTTATGGTGGCTCCGTTGGTGCCCTAAAAGCAATGGGCGCTTTGGAAATGGGACTGGCAGAAGAGGAACTGCAACCATTGGTACAAGCATGGCGGGATGCAAACCCAATGATTACTGCCTTTTGGTGGGCGGTGGATCGTGCTGCTATGGATGCTGTGAGATACAGATTCCAGACAGAAACCCACGGCATAACCTTTACCTACAAAAGCGGGATGCTCTTCATTACTCTTCCCTCCGGCAGACAGCTTGCTTACGTCAAACCCAAGATTGGTGAGAACCAGTTTGGCGGCGAGTGTATCACCTACGAAGGTGTGGGCGGCACTAAGAAGTGGGAGCGGCTGAACAGCTATGGTCCCAAGTTCGTGGAGAATATCGTCCAAGCCACCGCACGGGATATTCTCTGCTATGCAATGAATACACTCCGGTGCTGCTCCATTGTGATGCATATCCACGATGAGGTTGTGATCGAAGCCGATCCCCGGATGTCCCTGGAAGCCGTCTGCGAACAGATGGGCAGAACCCCACCCTGGGCAAAAGGATTACAACTCCGTGCGGATGGATATGAAACAGAATTTTATAAGAAAGATTAACGAGGTAAATCCAATGAGCATAAGCAAACTCAATGCGGAAAGGTATTACGATCCTACCGCATATGAAGCACTTTCAAACATAGAGCAGGAGGAACGTGCCCTCCGGGCATTCCGGCCGATTGTGTACATCTGTTCTCCCTATGCCGGGGATGTGGATACGAACGTAGAGAATGCCCGGAGATATAGCCGGTTCGCTGTGGACAATGGCTATATCCCCATCGCTCCACACCTGCTTTTCCCCCAGTTTCTGAACGACCGGAATCCAAAGGAACGCCAGCTCGGTCTTTTCTTTGGCAATGCCCTTATGAGCAAATGCTCAGAAGTTTGGGTGTTCGGTGACCGGATCTCTGCCGGTATGGAGGGAGAAATCAAACGAGCCAGGTGGAAGAATTACCGCCTGCGATATTTTACTGAAGCCTGTGAGGAGGTTAAGAAATAATGTTCACCCTTTATCACGCAGATTGCCTTGGACAAGCCGGGAACTGTCTGTATCCCCACAAAGTGGAGATCACCGGCACCGAGGCTTTGGAGCAAGCGGTCAGCCGGGACTATGTCTGTGCTGCCTATTCCGGTAACTACCGCAGTAACGATAATTTCCAAGGCAGTGATTGCCTGTCCGTAGAATGCGACAACGATCACTCCGACAACCCCGCCGACTGGAAAACCCCGGATGATATAGCAGAGGCATTCCCCGGTGTGGAGTTTGCGGTCCACTACAGCCGCAACCACATGAAAGTCAAAAACGGCAAGGCGGCGCGCCCCAAGTTTCACGCCTTCTTTGCCATCGATCCCGTAACCGATGCTGAGGAGTATGCCTCACTCAAGAAGCTGCTCCACACAATTTTCCCTTATTTCGATACCAACGCTCTGGATGCTGCCCGGTTCTATTTCGGCACAGCAGATCCCCAAGTGGAGATGTTTGACGGTTTTATGACCCTTACAGAATACCTCACCGGGGATGAGTTCGATGCCGGTATGGCACAGCACCAACACGGTGAACCGAAGATCATAACCGAAGGTAGCCGTAACGCAACGATGTCCCGCTTTGCCGGAAGGGTCATCAAGAAATACGGCGACAACGACACCGCCCTGCAATGCTTCCTGGATGAAGCAGAAAAGTGTACCCCTCCGCTGGATCAGCAGGAGCTTATGACCATTTGGCACAGCGCACAGAAGTTCTATACCCGGGTGCAGAAGCAAGATGGGTACATCCCTCCGGAGGACTATAATCGTGGCTATGCGCTACGTCCGGAGGATTTCTCCGATATTGGACAGGCCAAGGTGCTGGCAAAAGAATATGCCGGTGAAATGGCGTACACCGATGCTACCGACTATATGCGTTATGACGGCACACACTGGTCGGAGTCTAAGCAGTTGGCGGTTGGCTGCTGTGAGGAATTCCTGGACCGGCAACTTGCGGAAGCCATCGTTGCTGTGGAGAAGGCTCGGCAGGCGCTTATGGACTCCGGTGTGGACAAGGATCTGATCTCGGCCGGTGGCAAAACGCTGGAGAAAGCGGTCACCAGTAACAGCGAAAAAGCCTTCCAGGAATACTGTTTCGCCCTGTCATATAAGTCCTTCGTTATGAAACGCCGGGATATGAAATATGTGACATCCGCACTGCAGGCTGCAAAGCCTATGCTCCTTCGCAGCATCCAGGAGTTTGACACGCAGGAGTTCTTGCTCAACGCACCGGATGCCACCTACGATCTCCGGCTGGGCATGAACGGTGCCCACGACCACCGTCCGGAAGATCTTATTACCAAAATGACTACTGTTGCCCCCTCCACCGAAGGTATGGATCTGTGGCTGTCCTCCGTGGAAAATTTCTTCTGCGGTGATAAGGAACTTATGGACTATGTGCAGCAGACCGTAGGCTTGGCGGCAATCGGCAAGGTGTACCAGGAAGCTCTCATCATAGCCTACGGCGAAGGCAGCAACGGCAAGTCCACCTTCTGGAACGCCATAGCCAAGGTGCTTGGCTCCTACAGCGGTGGTATGTCCGCAGATGCTCTTACTGTCGGCTGTAAGCGGAATGTGAAACCGGAGATGGCAGAACTGAAGGGCAAGCGGCTAGTTATTGCCGCAGAGCTGGAGGAAGGTATGCGGTTGAACACCTCTATCGTCAAACAGCTCTGTTCTACCGATGAGGTGTCCGCAGAGAAGAAGTACAAAGATCCGTTCAAATATACGCCCACCCATACCCTTGTGCTGTACACCAACCATCTTCCCAGGGTCGGTGCCAACGATGACGGCACTTGGCGGCGGCTGATCGTGATCCCCTTCAATGCCAAGATCCGTGGCAAGTCTGATATCAAGAACTACGCAGACTACCTGGTTCGTAATGCCGGCGGTGCGATCCTTAGGTGGATCATTGAGGGCGCACAGAAAGCCATCAAAAATAAGTTTACGCTCACCATACCCAAAGTGGTGCAGGAAGCCATTGCCCAGTATCGCATCAATAATGATTGGCTTTCTATCTTTTTGGAGGATTGCTGTGAGATCGACCGTACCTACACACAAAAGTCCGGGGAGTTCTATCAAGAGTACCGTGCCTATTGCCTACGCAACGGTGAGTACGCACGAAGCACAACTGACTTTTATACCGGGCTGGAGAAAGTGGGATTTACCCGCAAAAAGACGAGGGCGGGCATGGTGATTTCAGGACTCCGGTTGAAGTCGGATTTCCTGGATTAAGCGAAATGTGTGCAGGTCTGTGCATATCTTTTCTAAAAACCCCTTTAGGGCAGTTTTTTTGAAAAATTGTCCTATAGAAAAGTTTACGAAATGACTTGCTTAGACCTGCACACTCAAGAAAGGAAGCCTTATGCAAGAGAAGAAAATCGAACAGAAATTAGCCCGGATGGTAAAGTCCCGGGGTGGCATCTGTCCTAAGTTCGTGTCTCCGAATTTCGCTGGGATGCCGGACAGAATCGTACTGATGCCAGGTGGCTTTTTTGCCTTCGTGGAAGTAAAGGCTCCGGGGGAAAAGCCTCGCCCCCTCCAAACAGCGAGGCACAAACTACTACGGCGACTTGGCTTCCGGGTCTATATCCTGGATGGTGAGGAGCAGATTGGAGAGATGTTGGATGAGATACACACCCCATGACTACCAGGCATACGCCATTGACTATATCGAAACCCACCCCATCGCTACCGTTTTCCTGGATATGGGCCTTGGCAAGACAAGCATCACATTGACGGCCATTTCCAATCTGCTGTTTGACAGCTTTGAGGTTCACAGAGTGCTGGTGATCGCACCGCTGCGTGTGGCACGGGACACATGGACAGCTGAAGTCGATAAGTGGGATCACTTGCAGGACCTCATCTGCTCCGTGGCTGTCGGCACTGAGGCACAGCGGAAAGCTGCCTTACTGCGACCGGCAGATGTGTACATCATTAACCGGGAAAATGTGCAATGGCTCATAGAGGAAAGCGGCATCCCCTTCGATTTTGATATGGTGGTGATTGACGAGCTGTCCTCCTTCAAGAATCACAATACGAAGCGATTCCGTGCCTTGCTGAAGGTGCGACCCAAGGTCTGCCGCATTGTTGGCCTTACCGGTACGCCTGCATCCAACGGTCTGATGGATCTTTGGGCCGAGTTCCGGCTGCTTGATATGGGACAGCGGCTTGGAAGGTTCATTACCAAATACCGCACCGACTACTTTATGCCGGATAAGCGGAATGGACAGATCGTTTTCAGCTATAAGCCTCTGCCCAACGCGGAGGATGCCATATACCGAAAAATTTCCGATATCACCATATCCATGAAATCTACCGACCACCTTAATATGCCAGAGCTGGTCAGCAGTGAGTATGAAGTTCGCCTTTCTGATGAGGAGGAAGAGCGTTATACTGCGCTCAAGCAGGATCTGGTACTGACTCTGGGCGACGGCGAGATCACCGCATCCAACGCAGCATCCCTTTCCGGCAAGCTAAGCCAAATGGCAAACGGTGCTATCTACGGTGATGCCGGAAATACCATCCCAATCCACGACCGGAAGTTGGATGCGCTGGAGGACATTATTGAAGCCGCCAATGGTAAGCCGGTACTGGTGGCATATTGGTTCAAGCACGATCTTGAAAGAATATCTGCAAGGCTGAAAAACCAACACATCCCGTTTTCCCGGCTGGATGACTCCACTAGTATCCGCAGATGGAACAACGGAGAGACCCCGGTGGCACTGATCCACCCGGCTTCTGCCGGACACGGACTAAATCTCCAAGCCGGTGGCTCAACCCTTGTGTGGTTTGGGTTAACCTGGAGCTTGGAGCTGTACCAACAGACCGTAGCCCGTCTGTGGCGACAAGGACAAACGGCAAATACCGTGGTGGTGCAGCACATCATCACAAAGGGCACCATTGACCACCGCATCATGAAAGCCCTCTCCCAAAAGGAGCATACACAGACGGCACTTATTGATGCCGTAAAAGCGGACTTGAAAATCTGAGTCAAAATATGCCAATCCGTGCCAATCCGAGGGAACTAAATTATCGGAGGTACAGATTATGGACCCTATTCACGCACTTGCCAATGCAATTATTGAGCGTGCTGCCCTGGATTACCGCAACGCCCTGAAAGCGCTGCACAAAAATCCCCACTATAAAGAAGCACAGGAAATGAAGGATGATTGTGAGTCCTTTTTCCTTTCCGGTTGGTTCGGCGTGCTGACCAATCTTGACGGAAAAGTCCTTATGGAGGACATCCGCCGGATGGTCAAGGCGGAGGTAGCGGTATGACAGCAAAAGAGTATTTGGAGCAGGCATACCGGCTGGATCAGCAAATTCAAAGCAAGCAAGAACAGATAAATTCCCTTAATGATCTGGCTACCAGGTGTACAGCTACGATGACGGGAATGCCCCATAGCCCCAATCGTGGGGCATCTCCAATGGCAGATGCGGTATGCAAAATAGTGGATCTGCAAAAAGCCATTGCCGTGGATATGGAGGCATTGGTGGATTTGAAGGCAGAAATTATTGCCACAATCAAGACTGTAGCAAACACCGAATATCGGTTAATTCTGGAGAAGCGGTATATTTGCGAAAAGACTTGGCCTGAAATCGCAGTAGAGATGGGATACAATATGCGGTATCTCCACAAGCTCCACGATGCGGCTCTGGAAATGGTGCAAATTCCGGAATAAAAAACAGCAGGGCACGAAAAGACACTATTTGTACACTATGGATAGTGCTAAAATGGTAGCGTGGAAAATTAAACCACGGTAATCCCCCACATCAGAGCAAGCCTTACAGGAGCAATCCTGTGGGGCTTTTTCTATGCCCAAAAACGGAGGTGGTATGTATGGGCTACAGGAAGGTTGGCTATATGGAGCAGCTTTGGTATGTCCTTTGCTACAAACTCCGGCAGCTTTTTCGGAAGGAGGCGAAGTATGCCAAAGAAACCTAAACGACCGTGTTCCTATCCGGGCTGTCCCCGACTTACTGATGGTAGGTTCTGTGACGAACACGCCAAGGCTGAAGCCAAGCGTTACGAAAGCTACGACAGAGATCCGGAGACCCGCCGTCGCTATGGGCGTGCGTGGAAACGCATCCGGGACAGCTATGTACAGCAGCACCCCGTGTGTGAGCTGTGCCAGCGTGACGGAAAGTTTGTACCGACGGAGGAGGTTCACCACAAGGTACCTCTTGCTGAAGGGGGTACACACGCCCGGGAAAATTTAATTGCTTTGTGCAAGCCCTGTCACGCAAGGCTACATGCAGAGCGAGGAGATCGCTGGCATCAAAACGGAGGTCACTATGCTTGATGATAAAATCTGTGCCGTTTGCGGAAAATCATTTACACCAAAGAAAAGAACGCAGCAGTGCTGTTCTTCGGAATGTGCCAATATCAAGTCCCACGAAACCACAAAAAGGTACTACACCTGTCAGCACTGTGGTAAGCCTTTCTGGAGACCCAATGCTTTCAGAATGAAGTACTGCGGTTCTGAATGTCAGTCTGCCGCACACACATTGGCGCACCCTAAAAAGGAAAAGCGAGTATCCACTGTTTATAAGCGAAGCTGCGCCTGGTGCGGAGGGGCATTTGAAACAACTATACCCAACAAAATTTACTGCAGCAGCGAGTGCGGTTATAACGGCAACCTGAAATTACAACGAGAACAATGGGCAAAAGCCTATGTGCCTCGCACCCATGTATGCAAGGAATGCAATACTGAATTTACTACAGAGTGCGGAAACAAGCACTCTGTTTTTTGTTGCCAATCTTGTGCTGATAAATATGAGCGCCGGCTGGAGCATCAAACAGAACGGCACAAAGCTTCTCTACGTAAGACTAAGCAGCGCCGGGAGAAACAGCTACGAGATCAGTACAAAGGCCCCGTTTCATACGAATCTCTGTATAGGCGCGACCGAGGGATCTGCCAGATTTGTGGTATGGCTGTTCACCCGGATAAATTCTGCGACGATAATTGGGGCGGCACAATTGACCACATTGTTCCGCTGTCTGTCGGCGGCGAACATTCTATGAGCAACTGCCAGCTGTCGCATCGTATTTGCAACTCCCTTAAGGGTGTGCGCGATGATGAATTTATCATTGATTGGACAGAGAAGTCTACAGAAAACAACTACTGGAGAACGAAATACAACAGCTATATCGAGCTGATGCGACAGTGAACGAACAGGATCACCCCCGCCTGGCCCGGTAAAATCTCCGGGACCTTTTTTCTGTGAAACGGGCGTGGGGTCACGTGTTCATTTTTTCCTATTCAGACGGGGTATTAACCCCCATCAAAAAATGTAGTTTTTCCGTTCAAAAGGAGGCGAGAAAATGGCAAAGGACGGTACAAATCGTGGTGGCGCTCGTCCGGGAACCGGTCCCAAAAAGAAACCACTTGCTGACAAAATTACAGCAGGAAA